CTTTCCAGACTTCTTTTATTTGCCGGCGGCAGAGGAAAAAGATTTAGTGACCGGAGAAGAATTTGACCAGGATTGGGTTTGGACAAGAACTCCGAACTCGGCCTATTCCTATCACGTCCGGGTCGTGAGTTCGTCCGGCGCACTGAACATTGCGAGTGCTTATAATGGGCATTATGGCGTTCGCCCGCTTTGCGATCTGAAATCTGAAACAAAGGTAAAAAGGGCAAATGGCGCATGGGAAGTAGGAAAACGCAAGAAAAAGAAAAAAACAACAGGTGCTCCAATATTTAAGTGGACTGATGTCCAAATTACCTTTAGGAGAAATACAGATTGTCCGTTGATTGAGGTGGAAAACACCGAGGATGATAAAAAACTAAAATACGAACGCCTACGAGAAGAAATGGCCGAATGGCCAGATTGGAAAAAGAGAGCCTATAACGAGATGTTTGCGACGTCGACGCATTCAGAAAAATTGGAGGTAGACGAATGACCCTAATCTGCGAAAACTGTCCGCATTTTGACGAGAGTATTTATTACTGCATTTTTATGTGCAGGAGGCGAAAAAAAGATGAAAAATAAATTATCGGATTTGAACAACCACCTGTTTGCTCAGTTGGAGCGACTGGGAGATGAGGACTTAAAAGGTGAGGGTCTGGCAGAAGAGATAAACAGAGCCAAGGCAGTATCAAGCGTAGCCGTTCAGATTATAGCCAATGGATCTTTGGCACTAGAAGCCAAAAAACTAGCGGATAATGCTTATGACATGAATTTCAAAGTCCCAAAAATGTTAGAGGGTGAATAAATATGAATAAACATAAGTATACGCCAGAACAGAGAAATTTCTTGAAAGAATTTACCCCAGGGCACAGCCGCGAAGAGATTACCCAGGCATTCAATTCAAGATTTAAAACTGACTTAAAAGTGAGCCAAATAACTGGATTTATTAAAAACAATAAGCTTAACACCGGGCGAAATGGACATTTTCAAAAAGGCCATAAGCCAGCCAATAAAGGGAAACATGGAAATTATGGCCATGAGCCGACGCAGTTTAAAAAAGGACAGATCCCTCACAACCACCTGCCAATAGGAACAGAGATTATGAAAAGCGATGGGTACCTATGGGTTAAGATTGCCGAGCCTGGGGAATGGAAGCAAAAACACAAAGTTATATGGGAAGAAGCAAATGGGCCTATCCCTAAGAATCACGTACTTATCTTTGCTGACGGAAATAAATCAAACGTATGCTTAGAAAACTTATTATTAGCATCAAGACGTGAGATGCTTGTGATGAACAGAAAAAAACTGATTACTAAAGACAAAGATCTCACGCAAACCGGGTTATTGGTCGCAGGTCTTTTAATAAAAACATATGAGGTGCGTAAATAATGAAAAAGAACAAACAAGAACACTGTAAAAAATCAGACTGTTTATACTATGATCACAAGAATTTTTCAAACAATTGCTCCGCTTCGGCGACGCAGCATAAAAGAAAATACCCGTGCCATTTGTATTTGAAAAAGAAAGAAGAGGTGCAAAAATGAGCGGACAGAAGATTATTTATATTGATATAGAAAATATTAAACCGCACTTTAGGAATCCCAGAAAAAAGCTCAATGACCTGGAAGAGCTGGCAGCTAGCATAAAAGAAAATGGGATTATGCAGAATTTAACCGTCGTACCATGGTATTCAAAGTTTACAGGGGTAGGCGATGATAATGGGAAAACAGAAGACGATTATTATGTTGTCATTGGGCATCGAAGATTAGCAGCAGCAAAACTGGCCGGTTTAACCGAGGTGCCTTGCGTTATTTCAAACATGAACGAAAAACAGCAGGTGGCTACCATGCTCATGGAGAACATGCAGCGGAGCGATCTAACAGTTATCGAAGAGGCAGAAGGCATGCAAATGATGTTTGACATGGGATCAACAGCCGAGGAAATAGCAGAAAAGACCGGGCTGTCTAAAACGACGATCAAAAGGAGAGGGCAGCTGCTAGAATTGGACCGGGAAAAACTGGTCGAGTCGTACGAACGAGGAGGTACCCTCCAGAATTATCTGGAGCTGAATAAAATCAAGGATCCGAAAACAAAAAATAAGGTACTGGAAACGATCGGAACTAATAACTTTGACTTTACGCTTAGAAATGCGATCAGAACTGAAGAAGCGGAAATGAACAAAGAAATGACATTAAAGTGTCTAGGAGAGTTTGCAGAAGAAATAACAGCGGAAGAAAGAGAAAAACGCAGAGACCTACAACATGTTAGATATATCTACTTCAGCGAACCATTTGAAAAGCCGGAAGATACAGAGAGCGTAAAATATTACATTGTAAAAGATAAAAATTGGTTGTTGTTGATGAAAAAACGAGAAGACGAACCGGAGGAAATAGATAAAGAACAGGAAATATTAAGAGCGACAAACGAAAAAAGAAGAGAGCGACAAAAAAAGATTGAAGAGATCTACGAAAGCATGTATGAACTCCGATATGACTTTGTGGAAAAGCTCCCGCCGAAAACTGCAAAGAAATATATCCAGGAAATTGCAAGATGCTCAGTGGAAGCGTTTATGAAAGGCTACGGATGGGAAGATGATGGCGATGATCTTTTGCAATTTTTCGGGTTCGGTGAACTTGACGATGAAGACGAGTGCGCAGAAGAGACCGTCATGGAAAAATTCGACGAAAAATTAAAAGAAATGCCTGAAAAGTGTTTATTAGTCACAGTCTACACAAGAGTTGATAATAAACGACAGACGTACAGCGGTTATAGAAACGAATATGAAAATAATAAACAGTTAGATTTCGTTTATGATTTGCTATGCTACTTGGGATATAAGATATCTGATGAAGAAATCGCAATGAGAAACGGAACGCATGAATTATATAACCAGGAGGAAAACGAGGGATGATGCAATGACAGAACTAAAACAAGTGGATCCCGGAGACCTTAAGACACAAACAACAATCTGTGAGGTCTACCACCATGGCTATGCGCCGTACCAATGCATAACTACATGTAAGGTGACAGCGTCTGAATTTTCAGAGTGCGTTGTCGTGCGGATCGAAGGAACGGATATCGATATAAAAATAAAAAAGACAGCACTACTAAACATTATGGGTTTTGGCTATGACTATAAAAAGTTTACAGAGAGGATTTAAAACTTATGAACAAAACAATACACAACGAGGAAAAATTTGTGGAGAAATATCCAGATCCAACGGCGGCCCAGGCGATCGAGAACATTACCAGGGAAAACAAGAAAAGCCGGGAGAAACTGCAGGGCCACCGAAGCCGGGTAATTGGAAAAAGTTTTGAAGAGGTGATTGACGCAGCTTGCAATTATTATAGATCGATGGAAATCGCCGTCATTGAGAAAACCCCAGAACCGATGAAGGTTTTGGGGAAAGTGACAAGAAGAGGGGCTTACGGACGATTCGAGGCGTGTTTTGTTCATGCGGCGCAACCAGACTTCAAAGGATGTCTGGCAAACGGGAAAGCCGTCGTATTTGAAGCAAAGGCTACAGAAAAAGACAGGATCAGGAAAAACGTAATAACCGAAGAACAATTTAGATACTTGGAAGATTACTGGAAGATAGGCGCAGAGGCATTTGTTTTAGTGAGTTTTAACCTGGAGCGATATTACCGAGTACCGTGGGGAATCTGGCGAGAGATGGAAACATTTTACAGCAGAAAGTATCTAACCGAGGCAGACATAAAAGACTGCTGCGTGAGATTTAAAAACGGGTGCTTAAATTTTCTGGGAAAAATTAAGGAGGATTGAAAATGAGACTAAGAGAAGTGGGGATTGAAAGAGGGCCGCAATCACTGGAGAATTTGTTTCAAGTTGAATACGAAAAAGCGATAGAAAACATCATAGATATCCGGACGTATCCGGAAGAAAAAAGAAAGATCCAGATAACATTGACGCTGCAGCCCCGGGAAGAAAGGACAAAGATGATCCTGCATTACGACATTAAAACAGTGCTATCGCCAATTGTGGGGGGGCATACAGAAATAGAAATAGAGGAATGCGAGGACGGGACATACATCACAAGACCGAGCATATCCAAAGGGAAGTTAAAAGGGCAGATCGATGTCAGGGACATGCTGCCAGACGCAGATGGGGTTTACTCAGGGGATGGAGACTAAAATGGACATACTAGGACTCTATATTGTTTTATTTACAGTAGTCGTATGGATTACAGGGAACTTAACGTGGGTGGAGATAGAAAAGCTAAAAACAGACAAAAAGGGAAGTGTTGCTAACGAAATTGGGCCGGATCTAAGAATGAGAAAAGTAACGAATCGGTATGAGTGGATAAACTTAGATAATCAACAGGAGGATTTTAAACATGAAGAGAGTACGTTTATAGAGCCGGAGCTTTGGGGAATCCCCAACCTAGAACCAGGGGAAGTCTATTATCTGTGCCATCCATGCACGACCGGAGGAAAAACCGTTGAAGAGAATAAAGCGAAAGAAGAGGAACTGTACCGAAAAATAATGAAACGGAACCCTGGAGCAAAAGTAATTAGGCCACTGGCGATAATACCAAACGGGCTGCCACATGGAAAAGCGATGAAGAAGTGTTTTAAATTAATGGGCGCCGCCGATGCAATTATACTGCCGATTGGATGGGAAGAGAGCGATGGATGCCAGGCGGAGTACGATAGGGCCATGGAAAAGGGGATGGACAGGATCTACTTAATAGCGAACTAAAAGTAAAAAGCTTGAGAAGAGGGGCAAGGGCGTCAATGACAAATGATGAAAAGAAAAAACAACTCAAAGCGTACATCTGGGCCAATGAAAAAATAAACGACCTGACGAACGAGATAATACTCTTAAAATTAAAGGTCGGGAAAGTAACGCCGACGTTATCCGATATACCAAATTGCGGCGGGACATCTGATAAGTCAGGGATCATCGATGCTTACCTCGACATGATAAATGATCTGGAACGAGAGGTGCGGGAATTGCGAAACGTCCGGCGTGAGGTAGAATACCTGATAAGTACCATCGATGACTGGACTGTTGAACGAGTAATGAGGCTAAGATACATTGATAATCTGAGATGGGAAGAGATTTGCTACAAAATGAATTACGAATGGGCACAGGTTCATAGGTTCCATGCCAGGGGGTTAGAAGCCGTCGAGTTTGAGGATGATACACAATGATACACAAATCTGAGATATACTATATTTGTAAAAGTTTGGAAGGAATTAATTTTAAAAATCAGCACATCTTCGGGTGTGCTTTTTTAATGCAAGGAGATAGATCATGAGTGACGATCGTTGTAAGTTCTGCATTGACAAGTGGATCTGTAAAGGAATATGCAGCCGATGTGACCATCATGGATGCGAATACAATAGGCAAGGATACTGTCTAGATGTTAATGCACTCAAAGATCCAACAAAGCAAACCGGGTGCATTGCAAGCAAGGGCAAGGATATTAGAATCGATGATGACACCAAAGCAGATAGTCAGTAACGTCAGAGCATTCTACGAATCAAAGGAATGGCGCCGGCTAAGAAAAGAAATCCTGAAGCTGGATCGGTACGAGTGCCAGTGCTGCAAAGAGAAGGGGAAATACACTAAGGCCAATACAGTTCATCATGTCAATCATATCAAGAAACATCCAGAGCTCGCGTTCGATATGTATTACACCGATGACAACGGCAAGAGGAAAAGAAACCTAATCAGCGTATGTCACGACTGCCACGAAACAGTCTGTCACCCAGAGCGATTGCGTTGGCGAGAAGCTAAGAAAAAACTAAATGAAGAACGGTGGGACTGAGATACCCCCGGTCGAAAAAAAGTGGATTTTAATCCTCGCAGCCGTCTTTCGATAGGGTTCTTGACTCTTTAGATTTTTTAAAACACGCACATGAAGGGGGGGTGGTAAAGATGGCGGCTTCTGCGGAAACAAAAAAATTAATGCGCACAAAACTGTATAAAGAGATCAAGCTTGACCTCACCGATCAGCTTGATCGGAATGGAACAGTTGGCAAGTATTATTTAGATCTGGTGAATGACTACATGGACATGTGGGTGACGAAATGTTTACTGGTGCAAGATATCCAGGAACGTGGAATTTCCATAGGTTACGACAATGGCGGCGGACAAAAAGGTGTTAAGAAAAATGACAGTGTGGAGCAGAGAATAAAAGTCAACGTTCAGATGCTTAAGCTTCTTGACTCCCTGGGGATAAAGCCATCAAGACAGGATGGTGATGTAGGTGACGACGAGGAAATGTAACTACCATCCATACATCGATTCATACATCGATAACATCAAAAATGAGGTGATTTATACCTCAAAAAAGATCAAGTTAATGTGTGATTTGGTTGAAAAAAAACTAAATAACCCTGATGTTTTTATTGATTCAGAGGCGATTGACAAGGCTGTTGAACTCATGGAACGTTATTTTCAGATTAAATTTTTGGATTGGGAATTATTCGTGACGGCTTGCATTCACTGCTTCTACAAATCGACAGATACGGTTGTTTTTAGTACCATATTTATCGAAATGGGAAGGGGGAACGGAAAGAACGGATTCATCTCACCGATCGCCTGGTACCTTACAACTCACTACCATGGTATCGCGGGGTATAACATCGACATTGTGGCCAACGGCGAAGACCAGGCAAAAACATCGTTTGACGATATTTATGAAATGCTGGAACGAACCTGGGTGAAATCAAAAAAGTTCTTCTACAAATCAAAAGAAGTAATCCGGAACCTTAAGACAAAATCGTACATCAAGTTCAACACATCCAATGCTAAAACAAAGGACAGCAAACGAACTGGATGCTTGATCTTTGATGAGGTGCACCAGTATGAAGACTATGCCAACATAAAAGTATTCACATCGGGCTTTGGAAAGCGTAAGCACTCCAGGGCTTTTTATATTACAACTAATGGAAATGTCAGAGAAGGCGTCTTGGATGATATGCATGCGATCGCTAACGATGTGCTAAATGGAATCATCGAAGATCTACGCTGGTTGCCGCTGATTTATAAAATTGACAGCGAAGAAGAGGCAATGGATCCGGCCATGTGGGAAAAGGCGAACCCGTCACTTAAACATTTTCCGTCATTACTGGCGGAGATGCAGGAAGAATTCATAGAAATGAAATACAAGCCTGCCATGGAAGAAGAATTTTTCACCAAGCGGATGAATCTGCCAAGGGGGAACAAAGAAACACAAGTAACGGAATATGAAAACATTAAGGCGACCAATAAGCCGCTGCCAGACCTAACCGGGAAATCCTGTACCTGTGGAATTGACTATACACAAATAAATGATATGGCTTCCGTCATTCTGCACTTTAGGGAAGGTGATACCCGGATTGACATTAATCATACTTGGTTCTGTACAAAATCAGCGGATTATAAGCGGGTCAAGATGGATAAAGAAAAACTCATAAAAATGGGGCTACTGACCATGGTTGACGATGTAGAGATCGGGCCAACGCTTTTAACGGATTGGATAGCAGAAAAGGCAGAGGTTTATAACATTACCGAGATCGCTTGCGATGGCTTCCGTTACGCATTGTTGGCGGGTGCTCTAAAAGAAATTGGATTTGACGCCAAAGAAAAGAAAAACGTAAGGCTGATCCGGCCGTCGGATATCTATAAAATCGTGCCGGTGATCGAGAGCCACTTCAATAACCAGCGGTTTATCTGGGGAGACAACCCGCTGCTCCGATGGGCGACCAACAACACCAAGGTACTGACTTCCGGAAGAAAAGAAGGAAGCGATACCGGGAACCGCTTTTACGCGAAAATTGAAGGAAAATCAAGAAAGACAGATCCATTCATGGCGCTGGCGCATTCGGTTGTGCTGGAGGAAAGCCTGACCGAAGAAGAAAGCGTCATTGCTGATATGCCGGTATACACCTATTGAGAAAAAAAGGTAGAAAGGAGGTGATAAAAATGGGGTTAATAACATGGATACGCGATTTTTTAAGCGGCGGGATCATCACATCAAAGCCGGTAACCGAAGAAGAGTTTTATAATGCCGTTGCTGAAACGTGCTTCCGGGAGTTGGCATTTTATACAACCGTCAACATGATTGCTAATTCAATCAGTAAGTGCGAATTTAAGACATTTAAAAGCAACAAAGAAGTTAAAGAAAAAGAGTATTATCGCTGGAACATTGAGCCGAATAAAAACCAGAACTCTTCCCAATTTCTGCATAAGCTAATCAACCAGCTCTATAAAGAAAATGAATGCCTGGTGATCATTGAGGGCGAACAGTTTCTGGTGGCCGACAACTTTACTGCTAAGGAATATGCGCTGCGGGAAAACACATACTCAAACGTTTTAGTGGGAGATTATAGTTTCCAGAAAACATTTCAAGGGAAAGATGTATTTTATTTTAAGCTATCCGAACAGGACATGCGAAAAGTTACCAATGCGATCTATGCCAGTTACGGGAAATTGTTGACTTACGGCATGAGGACTTACCAAAAGTCAAGGGGAAATAAGGGTATCCTGAACTATGAAGCGATAAAAAAAGGCGATGAAGAGGCCCGAAAAGCGTTTGACGAACTCATGAATGTGCGCTTTAAAAAGTTCTTTGACAGCGAAAACGCGGTGTTGCCATTGCCAAAGGGATACGAATATGACGATCTTGGGAGTAAAACATATTCCAATGAGGGTACCCGGGACATCCGGGCAATGATGGATGATATCAGCGACTTTACTGCCCGGGCGTTTGGCGTGCCACCGGCACTGATCCGGGGAGACATCGCGGGAATTGGTGATGCTATGCAGAGTTATCTGACGTTCTGTATTGATCCGCTGATTGATATGCTGCAGGAAGAGATAAACAGAAAGCGAAACGGGTACGTGGCATTTACCAAAGGAACTTACTTAAAAATTGATGCCAGGAACATAAAACACACGGATATCCTGGATTCAGCCACGTCAATTGATAAATTAATTGCCAGCGGGATCTATTCCATCAATCAGATGCTTGATATGCTGGGAGAATTAACCATCGATGAAGACTGGGCAAACCAACACTTTATTACTAAAAATTACAGCACCGTCGAAGATCTGCTTAATGCCCTTGGTACCGAACCACCTAATACTGGATAGGTGGTTTTTTATTACAAAAGAAAAAAAGAAAGGAGGACAAGATGGCGATTAAAAAATATTATTCACTGGCTAAAAACGGGGACACCATTGACGTCTACATCTATGGCGATATCACGTCATGGCCATGGGATGAGTCGGACGTTTCAAGCTATGGCTTGGCCAAAGAGTTGGAGTTGACAGAAGCTGAACAGATAAACTGTTATATCAACAGCTATGGCGGAGAAGTCGCAGAGGGGCTGGCCATTTACAACCAACTAAAACGACACAAAGCAAAAGTAACAACGATTTGTGATGGCTTCGCCTGTTCTGCAGCATCGGTTGTATTCATGGCCGGCGATGAGCGGATCATGGGAGAAGCGTCACTCTTGATGGTCCACAATGCCTGGACGTACACGTCAGGAAACTCAGAAGAATTACGGAAACAGGCGGAGGATCTGGACATCATCACAAAAGCTTCTGTCAATGCTTATCTGTCATGCGTCAATATCGAAGAAGCAGCACTAAAAGTGTTACTGGATGCCGAAACGTGGATCCTGCCAGAAGAAGCTGTGGCGATGGGTTTTGCCACTGGAATAACAAAAGAAGAGGCTGAGACGCAGGCCAGCCAAAGCGTAAAGAAGAATGTGATCGAGACACTGGCGAACAAGAACAAGGGGTTAACTATCAATCTTGAAACCAATCCTGTTTTTACGCAGGAAATGGATGGAATAAAAGCCGAAATAAAAGAGTTGCTTAATGAGTTGGAAAAACAAATTAAGGCGGTAGAAATACCGGAATTGGATTCAAAAACACCAGAATCAACAGAAAAAATACCGGAATCGCAGGGAAAAGAATCAAACCTGCTTAAAAATTTAGTGGCTGCATTAAGCCAGAAAGGGTAGAAAAAATGAAATTACCAAGCACACAAAAGTACATGGAACTGCAGTTGTTTTCGGCAAAAAGCGATGATGCCAAAGAGGCGGAACGTCAGTTGGCGGCGGAAAAAGTAAAAGAGGCCTTAAAAAGTGAAGATGCTGAGGCACTAGCCAAAGTATTTGCAGATTTTGCAAATGGGATTCAGGAATCAATCATTTCCGAAGCACGATCAATAGCCCAGGGAGCTGACACCACGGTATTAGCGTCAAGAGGCGTTAGACAATTGACATCTGAAGAAACAAAATATTACCAGGCAGTGATTGAAGCCATGCGGACTTCAAGCCCGCAACAGGCATTAAGCGACCTGAATGTGGTAATGCCGATCACAACCGTCGATGCGGTATTTGATGATCTGGTGGTAAACCATCCGCTACTCAGCGTGATAAATTTTACCAACACCAGCGGCCTGATTGAATTTATCGTGAACACCAACAGCAAGCAGCTGGCAACATGGGGAACACTGACATCAGCAATCGTCAAAGAACTGACATCAGGGTTTAAGAAAATCAACATGACATTGCAGAAATTGTCGGCGTTTATCCCAGTAGCGAAATCCATGCTAGATCTGGGTCCGGCATGGATGGATAAATACATCCGGACAATTTTGGCGGAAGCACTTTACTTCGGAGTCGAAGAAGGGATCATTAACGGTACTGGTAAAGAAATGCCAATTGGCATGAACCGGCAAGTGGGCGAAGGGGTTACCGTAACAGACGGGGTTTACCCGCTAAAAACAGCCGTTCCCGTAACAAGTCTGGATCCGGTAACCTACGGAACGTTGATCGGCGGGATGGCCATTGATGCAAAAGGTAACCAACGGGTTGTGACAGAAGTTATCATGATTGTCGGTCCAACCGACTACTTGACCAAAGTTATGCCATCCACAACCATTCGGGCCGCAGATGGTACCTATGTTAACAATGTATTCCCATTCCCAACCCGGGTGATCCAATCAACAGAGGTGCCAACCGGAAAGGCGATCTTTGGGCTTGCGAAAAGATACTTCATGGGGATTGGGACGGCTTTGTCCGGGAAAATTGAGTATTCTGACGAATACAAGTTCCTGGAAGATGAGCGGGTTTATCTGGTTAAAATGTATGGACACGGTGAACCGCTGGACAATACAGCTTTTGTTTATGCGGATATCAGCGGGTTAGAACCGGCAATTCAAGAAGTAACGATTAAAGGCACTGTGGCGACTAAAGAAGAGATCTAAACTAAAGGGGGAGCAGCACAGCGTGTTTGCTCCTTAATTTTGTATGGAGGTGAGAAGATGACAGAAGAAGCATTTAACCAGTTGCTTCTCGACACAAAGAATGAGCTGGACATTACATGGCAGGATGATGATATAGACAAAAAACTGACGGGGATCATAAAAAGGGGCATGGCCTATATCGATAATGTCGCTGGCGCGGTTCAAGATTACACAATTGAAGCGGAAGCCCGGGGACTTTTATTTGATTACTGCAGGTATGTACGTGCCGGGGCATTGTCGGAATTCATGGGAAATTATTTGCCGGAGCTGTTAACACTCCAACAGGCAGAAGAGGT